CTTCGTGGCGAGGGTCTCGACCGCGTCCTTGACGAGGGCGGCGGTGAAGTCGAACGTGCCGTCCAGGGTGTCGGTGGAGGTGGCGGCGGTGCCGTGACCGTAGACGCCCATGCCGGACATGGCCGACGCGGTGGCGTACTTGTTGTAGCCCCAGATCTTCGAGGAGGCCTGGAGCAGGGTGTCCCGGGCGGAAGCGTCCAGGTAGAGGGCCATGTTGCGGCCCAGCAGGCGGGAGGCCGACGCCATGACGTCGTCGAAGGAGGCGTTGAGCAGGAGTTCCGAGACGGCGACGGCGTAGCCGTGCTCCGCGACCGTGATCGAGAACTGCGAGGCCGACAGGGCGTTGGTCTGCATGCGGACGCCTTCGACCAACTGCGAGGCAGCGCCGAGGTTGTTGTAACGCATGAAGTTGATCGTCAGACCGGGCTGAACGCCGAGTTCGGTCTTCTTCACCGCGAACTGCTCGAAGCGGAGAATCGGCATGGACTGGAACAAGATCTCCTTGCTCCAGATGGTCTGGATGGCCGCCCCGAGGGTGGAGTTGGCGCCCGAGTAGTTCGTCGGAGAAGCCGACAGGTTCGGGGTACCAGTGATCGCGCTAGGCATACTTGGATTTCCTTAGTTACGGGTACTCGACCGAATTACGAGTACAGTCCACGCTGGTTCTGGGCTGCCTGACCGACGCCCAACTGGCCCCGAATCTTGGCGTACTCCGACATAGGCATGTTCTGAAGGTCAGAAAGGGAGTACGACTTGTGCCCCGGATCAGTGTCCATAGGTCCGGTGGTGGAATAGCCGGTGGGGCTCACACCACGCATGGAGGCTCGCTGCTGAATTGCTGCCTGCTGGACCGACTCCAGGATAGCCTGGGTCTTGGCCTTGACGGTATTGAGCGAGTTCTCCACCTCCTCCGGCGTATTACCGCCGACGAAGTCGAGAAGTTCCGGAGCGATATTCTCGCTCTCCTCGCCGACCCGTCGCTGGATGTAGGACTGGAGGCTGTTGAACTCCTGCTCCTTCTGGAACAGAAGTCGCTCCTGCTCGCGCTCCTTCTCGAACTGCTGGAGACGCTGGTTCCACTCCTGCTCCTTGACGGCGAGCAGTTCCTTGGCCGACATGTCTTCCTCGGCCTTGGCCTTGGCGGCCTCCTGGGCCTGGCGCTGACGCTCGGCCTCCTGAGCCTGCGCGGCCTCACGGGCCTTGCGCTGCTCTTCGATCTCGGCGAGGAAGGTCTTGTTCTGCTCCTCCACGCTCTGGAGGCGCTTGTACAACTTGTCCTTCTCCTCCTGCCGCGCCTTCTGGATGTCCTCGACGGTGAAGCGAGGCTCAGCGGGCGGGGTGGCAGGCGGCTCAACGACAGCGGCCGGGACGACGATGACGGGGTCGCCACCTTCACCGGGCTGCGGAGCCCCACCTGCGATGGGGAAGATCGGACGGCCGTCCTTGCGGTGGCCAAGTACGGTGCTGGCGGGCACCGAAATGCCCTGGGTATGAAGCGACATGCGCTCTCGACTCCTAGTCGGTCTGGGTGTCCGGGTCTCGGCGAAGTCCGGCTCGCGGGCCGTACGCCTGTGTCACGATTTCGTTAGTCATCTTCTGAATCTCGGGCGCGGAGACAGTGCCGAGATCGACACCACCGGGAAGCGTCACCGGATTCGGACCCGCAGGCTGATTGATGGGGTTGCCATCCGCATCAGATTGCGGTGCAGGCGCATCCACCCCTTCAGGTGGCATTCCCGTCAGTTGCAGAATAGTCGAGTCGATCTGCGTCTTTAGCATTCGCAGAGCGCCCTGCTGCTTGGCGTCCTCGATCTGCTCTTCGAAGATCTCGCGGACCTTCTCGTCCGGGAACTCCTCGCCCAAGTCGTGGAGGGCTCCGCGCATGGATTCAAGGCCCATGGACATCTTCGCCTGGATCTCATTCAACTTGATGAGGGTGTCGACCGGCAGAGGGGCGGGCCATTCACACTCGGTGAAGTAGGCCATTGGGTCGAGGACGTCGATCATCATCGGCTGGTCGTCCTTCATGATGCCCTCGGTGTTGGGGTCATACAGCCGGGTTTCCGGCTCGAAGGTGAACAGCGTCTTGAGGATCAGTTCGTTGACCTTCTGGAGGCCGACGGAGTACTGCATCTTCTTCTGGTCGTACCGGGACATCATCGGCCGGTACATGATGGCCAGGGCCACGCCCGACGTATTCGACGCGGGCTGCATCTGACCGAGCGCCGTTTCCGGAACGCCCGTGAGTTCGTGCATGGAACGCTTGATCATCTCCAGGTACTGGAGCGGTCCCGCGAGGTCGACGCCATTCTCCAAGTTGAACACCTGGGCGTCCTTGGGAAGTCCACCCCACACCTTGCGAGGACCCTTCTCAAGGTTGCTCGCTTTCGCGCCCGTGATGATCGTTACGGGGGCGGCGTGGTAATTGATGATGTCGCTGATGTCGGTCGCCTTCTCGTTGTACTCACGATTCAGGCTAATGATGTCGGCGATATCGGAAAGACCCCACGGAGAGCCGCTGACCTGCGAGTTTGCGATGTGAACCACGGGTATGAGACCGAGCGGGTTCGGGCGGGAGTCGATGAGTTCGTCATTGAGGTATTCCTCAATGGTGGAATCCGTCAGGACCTCGACGTAGGTGTAGACGGAACGTGTCCCGTCCTCGCCGGTAGCCCAGAAACGGTACTTCAACTTGAAGCGGATCAGGCGGTCCCGGTCGTGCGGGTGCCATTCCGGGAAGCAGAAGGAACTGTTGAGCGGAAGAATGCGCACCTTGCCTGGCTGTGGTTGTCCCAGGTCATCTTCGAATGCAGGCTGATACGCGACCTTCACAAAGACGTCGCCGGAGACGCCGCCTTGCTGGCCCATCTCCCAGAGCAACTGCTCCTTGCGGTTGTCTACCTCCCACGCCCTCTTCAGGAGGGTGGGGATGATGTGCTCGTACTGCTTCACGCTCTTGAAGTGGACGCCGCGTCCGAACGTGAAGTTGTTGATGTAGTCGGCGAAGGCCTTCACGTAGTTGAACGTGATCTGGCTCTCTCCAGCCTCGCGGCGGTATCCCCAGTGATGTCCCAAGTAGTATGCAAAGTTCTGGGAATAGCGGTTGAGGCGCGGGCCGTGTACTTCAAACTCCTCGTCGGCCAATTCGACCAGGCCGAGAGGCGAGATCGACACAGTGAGGTCTGATCCCGAAGCCCGCATGCTGGGGCTAGCGAATGAAATGGCACCGCTCATGGAAAGGGTTCTCCGACTCAGATCTCGATGACGCGAGTGGGCTTGATCTGCCGCGTCTCTCGCTTGGCCTTGGCGCGGCTCTCGAAAGCCTCTCCGCGCTGGACGACGTTCCCGCTGGGCAGGACCTCATGAAGGACGTACTGTCGCGTGCGGTCGCCCTCCTCGGTCTCCACGGGAATTCCGCGAACGAGGTAGCGCCCGTCGATGAGGCTCTTCCCGACCGTGTCGCCCTTTTCGAGCGGAAGGCGGGGAAGAACCTCATCGATAGAGGCGCGGGGGGACCTGCGACGGTCGTTGAAGGCGACCACAGGAATCAGTCCTCGACGACAGCCGGGGACAGACGCTCGTACCGGCCGCCGTTGCGGACGACCTCTTCGTAGCGAACCGCCGCGTAGTCGGTGAACGAGCCCTGAGCGAACTCCCCGAGGTAGGTCGGCGCTTCGACCCAGGAAGCCGAGCCGACGTGGGCCCGCTCCGCCATGGTCTCCTGCGGCGACTTCTCGTAGACGTTGGCGTTGTGGTTGGGGCGGCCCGGAGCGGTGATGTAGCCCTGGAGCGCACCCTTGGTGAACTCGTTGGGGACATCCGTGTCCGTTGCCACGCCCTCCTCGAACCGCAGAGGACCACGCCGCACAGCGTTGTCGGCGATCTTTCGCTCGTAGACCGTGCCGACGCGCTCCTGGAACTGCGGGTCGGGTGCGAGATTTCCAGCCATTCCGTAATCCTCTTCCGATAGCGAGGTAACGCTACAAGCGTATGAGGATTACGGAATCGATTGTTAACTAGCGATACTCAGGAAAGCGCGCCCCAGACGGTACCGTTCGCCACGTTCGTAATGCTGTTCACCGTGATTGACCCCGGCAGCGAGGCAAGGGCCGAGCCATAGGCGCCGAATCGGTAGTTGGCCGGAGTCAGGTTCACGTTGGTGACACCCGTAACGACGCTGGCTCCACGGGCGACGGACGGCATGGTTGTGCCGCCCGACACGAGATAGGCAATCCAGTACGCGCCCGGAGCGAGCGAGTGCGAGGCGGCCATCGGCGCCGACTTCGGCCCAGTCGACTGCATGCTCGTGGACACGTCGGAACTCTGGTCGATGAGCACTCCGGCGCTCGTGTAGAGGCCGATGTACGTACCGGTCAGCGCTGCACCCGCACCTGAGACCACCCACCAGAAGGTGGAGACAGTCCTCGTCGTGCGCAGGAAGACCTTGGACAGAGCCAGCGCGCCGGACGACAGCGTGACTGCCGTAGGGCCGCAGGTAGCCGGGTCCTGAGTCCAGGCGGCCAGCCCATGGTCGGACGGCAGGGCGAAGCCACCTGCGGACAGGTCGAGCGCCGAAACGTCTGCGGCGGTCAGCGTGATGCTGGCGCCGCTCTTGCCGTTGACCGTGGTCGGGTTTCCCTGGGGCCCGGTCGCTCCTGTAGGGCCGGGGTCTCCCTGCGGGCCCTGGACACCCTGAATGCCCTGCGGACCGGTCGTGCCGGTATCACCCTTGGGACCCTGCGGTCCTGTGGCACCAGCGGGACCCTGTGCTCCCGTAGCCCCGGACGCGCCGGTGTCGCCCTTCGGCCCTTGCGCTCCCGTAGGGCCCGGATCGCCCTGGGGACCCTGGGGACCAGGCACCGTGGAGTCAGCACCTGCCGGGCCTTGGGGACCGGTTGCGCCCTGTGCTCCGGCCGCTCCGGTGTCGCCCTTCAGACCCTGGATACCCTGCGGACCTTGCGGACCGGGATCACCTTGCGGACCCTGGGCTCCTGTCGCTCCAGTGTCGCCCTTGACGCCCTGTACGCCTTGCGGCCCGGTATCGCCCTGGAGTCCCTGGGGACCGACCGCACCCTGTGGGCCCTGCGGGCCTGCTGCTCCCGTGTCGCCCTTCGGCCCCTGGAGTCCCGGGAGGCCCTGCGGACCTTGCGGTCCGGTCTCCCCTTGGATCCCCTGGTCGCCCTTGGGTCCGGCGATCCCCTGGATGCCCTGCGGACCCTGGTCGCCTGTGTCGCCCTTGGGTCCGGTCGCGCCCGTGTCACCCTTCGGTCCCTGGACGCCCTGGAGGCCCTGGAGGCCGGTGTCGCCCTGCGGACCCTGGATGCCCTGGATTCCCTGCGGGCCTGTCTCTCCCTGGATGCCCTGTGGGCCCTGGGGGCCGGGCACCGTCGAGTCGGCGCCAGCAGGACCCTGCGGACCGACCTCACCCTGTGGACCTTGCGGGCCGGGCGCTCCTGGGTCGCCCTTGTCTCCCTTGTCGCCCTTGGGGGCCGGAGGCATGTTCAGCGTGCCCATGGAGGACGGGACCTTGAGGAGGGAGGCCACCTCCACGTTCGGCACGATCGCAGGCAGTCCGACGTCGAACGGCTTCTGCGTCTGGCCGTCCACGATGCCGGTGAACTTGTAGGTGAAGTTCAGCGGGGAGAGCGAGGCGTTGTCGCTGGCGAGCAGCGTGACGGAGTACCGACCGTTGACCAGGTCGATCTCCTTGCGGCGCAGGCGGATGATCGCGCCGGTCGCGGGGTGCACCAGTTTCGATATGGAGGGGTCGATGTTGATGCGGCCGGAAGCGGGCCTGCCGTCGTTGTCGAGGTGATATCCGGTGACGGTGACCGTGGCGACGTCGTCCGGGAGTTCAGTGGGAGGCACGTATACGCCGCCCTCTGGCCAATTTTCATTCTGGACGGTGAAGCCCGGAATGGACCATGCGTCGTTCAAGGGAGTTCCTTAGCGCTGGAAGGGAGAATTGGAAACCTCGACCTCGGGCATCGTGTAGTCCTTTGTCAGGACACAGGCGAGCGCCAGGGAATCCGCGTAGTCGTCGTGCGCATCAGCAGCGCGGGGAGCGGCTGCGAGTACGTACGGACCTTCGAAGTGCTTCTCCAGGTCTTCCATCTGCTGCCGGAAGCGCTTGTACGACTTGAGGCGACGGGTATAGGCGTGCGCGGGCCAGGAGATCAATCCCCGGTTCATGAGTTCCATGAGGTGCTTCCAGCGCTTGGACTGTTCCGGGCGCTGGGAAGAAAGGGCCACGATGTCGATGTCGGGCATAAGGACCCTGAGCCGGGATATGACGACGTCGCCGACTCCGCCTTCGTCGACTGCGATGGCCATGACGTTGTAGTTCCGGACGAACTCGACGATGCGGAAGTACTGGGCTTCCCAGTCCATGCCGCCGAGGTCCATCCAGTTCAGGACCCGGTGCTCGTAGTTGCCGAACTCGTCGGGCTGGTCCCAGCGGACCCACACGGCCGTGACGATCGTGGAGTCCTGCTTGCGCGCGGGGTCGATGCCGATGACGATCGGGCTCTTGTGGTAGGCCGGGACCACCTGCATGGAGACGTCGCCGAGTTCGTCGAGGCGCTCGGTGGTGGTGAACATGCCCTTGTCGAGCAGCCACATGAGGCGGTACGACAACTTGAATTCGTCGGAGTCCTCACCAATACGGAGGAGTTCCTTCTTGACGAACTTGGCGTAGTTCTCGTTCCACTTCGAGACTTCTTTCCAGTCCGCGTCGAAGTGGTTCTGCCGGGCGCCGCGCTTTGTCGCGGTCCGCCGGTTGATCTGGATCTGATTGTAGAAGACTCCCTTTTCGTATGTGGGCGTGCCGGTGAAGACCATCGTCGCGTTGGTCGAGGCGCCCATCGGGCCGATCGACTTGTTGACCATCTTCTCGTCCGCGCCCTGGCACTCGTCGATGAGGATCAGGTGGTAGGTGCGGCCTTCGATGGTGGCGCGGGGGTGGCAGGTCTGCTTACGCACGAGGGAGCCGGAGCGCTTGAGGGAAATGGAGCGGCCCTTGCCCTGTACGGTGTCGTCGATTTCGGGGTCCGCCATGATTTCCAGGGCGTGGTCACTGGTGAGGCGGGCCACGATTCGGCCGTAGAGGTTGTCGGCCTGCTCCTCGACCGGCGCGAATGCTCCGACCCACAGACCCTCTTTGAACTTGTCCATCAGGTCGGGGAAGATCTTTGCCAGCCGGGGGAACATGATCATGCAGGCGGCGACGACATTGGCCACGGTCTCGCTCTTGCCGGACTGGCGGGAGAACAGGGCGGTGAGGGTGGCGCCGTCGTTGATGATCAGCGACTCGATCAGACGAGCCGCGAAGGGGCGCTGGTAGCCGTAGAGGGGGTGGCCGGAGACCTCGTCGACTATGACGAGCATCTTCGCGACGATCTGGTCTACGAATGCCTGCGAGGTCTGGTCGAGGACCACCTCGGTGTCAATCCGCGCCTGACGCTCTTCATCGGTCTCGTCGCTGATGAACTCGTCGTACTCGACGTCCTCCGTAACAGACACGCCTAACCCCAATCCCGTTTTCTCTACGGAATTGAGGTTAGGCGTTTTCTGCTACTGCTTTGTAATTATCGCTTCTGGAAGGCTTCAGCCGCTACG